CCAAGCCTCTTGATTCTGATAAATAGTCACTAGACTTGCGAGAGATTAAGCTGGATTGCTCCTTTACCTCAAACGAGTTGTTCATCCGACCCCACGCTACAGAACCACGTTGCTGATACGGAGCGATTGCTTCTGGGCTATCAATCGTACCACCGGCATTCTCACCTAAGTAATTGTTAAACTCTGGTGTTTCAAGCGCCGCAAACTCAGCTTTCTTTGCTTCTATTACAGCATTATTGCCTGCCTTGTAAGCTGCATCCAGTTCATTAGATACGCGGTCTAGCTCTACTTCGTAAGCTGAGAACGCTTCACCTGCAAGTAAGTTTTGAGCTTGCTCCTTCTGCCTTGTTTTAAGAGCATGCATTCGAGAAGCAGCACTTGCCACCGTACTCAGACCCTGTGCTACACCAGACAACCCACTACGATAAGAGGATGTCGTGTCAAATGCTGAAAAGGGTGCTTGCTTTTGCTGTGCGGTCTGGGTGTTTAATTGAATAGCCATTATGAATGAGTTGCGTGAATATTAGCGGCACTGCCAAGCCCGCCCACTAACGTACCTACTGCCGATAGGCGAGTGTTATCTGCTTGATTCCTGAACTGAGTAGCTTTATTAGCTGCAGAGTGCAGTGTTAAGTCTCTTTGAGCAAGACCTTGGCTCCACGCTAAGTTGCGTTTACGTCCAGCTTCTCCTGCTTGTAAATTGTACTGATAACTAGATTCAGAAGCATCGAAGTCAAAGCTGGCAAGTTGGTTACTTGCATCCATATCATACGCTTTAAATGTATCCTCAAAAGTTCCGTACGTAGACGCCATTGATATCTCTTTTGTAGCCAAGTCAGCATCAAGCTTCTTAGCAAGAGCCTCTCGCTTACGCTGATTAGCTTCAAGATCACGAAACTTGTTTGCTTCGGCAGCAGATGCTTTGAAGTTTTCCTGAGCAACAGCATCGACTGCGTTGTTAACATTGATCTGTGCGTTGTACTGCCCCTGCGCTTCAGCAGCATCTGCTGCCATGTCCTGTGCAGCAGCGTTTTGCTCTGCAGCACGATACGATACGGCAGTACTTAAAAGTGTAGCTATAATTGCAACTTCCATTTTAGTTCAAATCTGTTTTAGTGGTTAAGGACGCAACCGTCAAGGGATAAGGCTCTTCGTGCTTGATAGTTGGCACATTGTCAACGCCGAAAGTAGATCCAGTTACAGGACGTTCTTTGTCAAAGCCTGTAAAGCCTCCGCCGTTGCCGTATGTTGTGGATACACGGACAGTTTCAAATCTGTCTCCAACACCAACCATGTAGTTCCATGTGTTAATTAAGAAAGGACGTATAGACACAATACGTGCTGTGTCTGCGGCGTAGGCTGGTTTATTCTGTGCATCCCACGTCGGGAACATCATCTGCAGCTCTCCGCTGTAGCGAAGTCCTACGATTAACTTAGTTGCATTTGCAGACTGCAGTGTGACTGTACCATCCGTGAGTGTCTGGTCGCCTGTGTACACACCGTCTTCAATAACTGCAACAGTATCACCTGCTCCAAATCGAGCACTTACATCGTTACTAATTAGACCATCTGTAGGTTTGTCAATTACAATGTGGCTGTCCAACATTGGATAGCTAGTAAGCTGTACAGGGTCTGTTTCTGCCAACGCTTCTGTGTACGTAGCTCCGTCACGTCTAACAACGATCCACACCTGATCCAGTCTTGTAGTAGTACCTCTGTGAAGTACTGATATATCTAAGACCTTTGCATCAGGACCGAGGTCTTGTTCAGACCACGCATAAAACTCCTCTTGTCTGTGGTGAGATAGGCAGTAGAGTTTACCAGATACAGTACGAGCCCAGATTCGGGGCTGTGGTGTATGCTGGTAGGAAATCTGTGCAATGGCGTCTTGAAGGAATATTGGGTATATCAGCTTGGAAACATCATTAGAAGATGAACTGTTCAGTGACTGATCGTACTTGTACTCCATTAGGCGAGTACCTGACTGGTCAGGATAGAATACAGAACTTGCTACCGTTTCTCCTTGTTGTTCACAAGGTTCTTCTTCAGTAAGCTCCATACGGATTGTCTTAGGACTAATACCGTACTGATACTGATTAGGAACAATGCGGTAGATACCACCTGTTGTACCAACAACTAAATCTTTAGCTGCGTTAATCCAACGGATAGCTGCGTTTCGATTAGAAAGAGCGTATGTAATAGCATCTGTGTCTAAAACTTCTCCGTCATCCTGTGTTGGCTGAAAGCTCGTTTCGTCGTTAGCTCGGCTATAGTAAATAAAATTTGGACTTTCATACGTGCCACCAAAGATACGACGCTGTTCAAACTTAGCCACTGTTCGAGGGTAGTTATCAAAATACCAAGCGCCTAGCTTAACATCTTCAAACGATCCTCCATTCTCAAAGGCAAGCGTTCTTTTATCACGAGGAACTGCGTTTAACAGCTTAACTATAACTTGAGTTACACTGTTAAACCGAACAATCTCCATATAGGTGTTACCAGACTCCATACGTCCGAGCATGTGGCGACCTATGTCAGTAGGTTGGAACACAGAACTAGTCGCATTCATCAGTGCATCATTTGCAACCTCCGTAGCAGTAACAGCGTCTACGGTAGTTGGTATGACTAGACTGCCACCTGTGTTAGTGCTTGCATTGTACTCCTCTACTTTAGGTACTCCATCTGCCGAGTTGTAACAGCTTACAACATCAAACTGTTTCTGGGTGGATAAGTTACCGATCACATACGATCCCCCAGTAGGGCTTGGGTTTGTACTGTTGTGAGGGTTAGTTGCCGATAATGTGTTAACAAAGGTGTAGGTTCTGTTTCCACTATGCTGTAACACAGCGGTACATATCTTAAGAGCACCCTGTGTGTCAGGACCAGCCATATACAACGTGCCACTGGTGAATCCATCGTATATTCTGTACACAGAGCCATTCTTATAAACACTGTTATCATATGTGCCTCTGAAGAACTCTACTGGGTGGTCTTCTGTGCCAAGGTGTTCTTTAATCTTAACCCAACGAGTAAGACTTCGGGTCTCCCCAACAACGACATTATTGTTTCGTCTGTCATCCGACACACGAACCCACGAATCAGCAAATCCTGAGTTAAAGATAACAGTGTCAGAGCGTAGGTGTATTTTATCCTCATCGACTCCGTCCAATTCTAAAGCCTGACTTACTGATGGAGATACTGCTTCGTCTACTTCATCGCTATCTAATAGATATAGCTGAGCTGCGTCATCCTCAATGTCCAACACAGAAACTACAGGTTCAATGTATAAAACACTGCTTGTTGGATCAGCTAGTGTGTAGTTTGCAGTAGTGCCTGCATGAACGGCTTTTCCTAAAAACTTAGTTCCGTCAACTGCGTACTCCACATACCAGTCCTTGCTATATGCATTTGAGTTGTTAGTGAAGTCTGTAGCTATGACGCTGAACGGGGCTTGATCGCTTTCTAGTTTTACGTATCTCTCATTTTGAGAGATATTAAACTTATTAGAGCTAGGCTCTTTGTCCAAGAAAGGCTCTACGTCGAATTCTAAGTCAGTTAAGCTCCACTGGTCATCTCCCTGCACTTCAACATTAGCGTGTATTTCAAGTCCGTCTTGAGACAGCAATGTGTAGCTATCACTAGAAACTAGGGATGATGATATAAACGAAAGGTCTGCTTTTAACTTCTTGGGTCTGTGCCTTCCATGCGCTACGTACAACTCCCCTGTCTCAGAACTAAATCGAAGCTCCTCAATGTCAGCAGCCGAGTACGAGGTAGGTACTATGTCTTTTGATAGCCCTTCAGAATCGAAGATCTCAATCTGGGACGGTGAGAATACAGCCCTGTACGGCGTATCTGTTGCTAAAATAACATCCACGGATACAACATCATCTGTGGGGTACGCGGTAGAGTTGTAATGCTTAAACCCTGTGCGGAAAATAGCAGGTCCTTGTAGTGACGGAAAGAAGTTTCTGAACGTACGTCCAGAGTTAGCCACACGCTTAATGTCGGTACGTCCGAGAACGTAATCACTTATTAAACCGCCTGAGAAGTCTGTCTGAACATTACTATATCGAGCCATACCGTTGATGTGCGCTTATAAACTGAGAGTTTCCGTCATTGATGTATGTCTGAGCAGGTCCTTGGCGACCCTCCAGTGTACGTGCTCTACGAAGAGCAAGAACGTACTGCTGGTGTAGAATCTCATGTCGATTCTCAGAACCAGAAAGCTCGATGCTCATGTTCTGCGCCATATGCAGTGTAAGCAGTCGTGTGATAAACGCTGGTAGCCCAGCTGCAGATGTTTCCAAATCGGGAACATATGTGTACGTAATCTTAAGAGATGTTTCGTCTGAATACAGCTTGCCATTTGCAAATCGGAAATCGGAAACAAGAATGTCTTCTGCACTCTCTACGTATAAAAATAAATTAAAGTCGGCAGGAAGTGTGTACTCGTATCCAAAGTTTTTAAACTCTGTAGACACAACGCCTGTTAAGGTCGCCCGCTTTGTGTTGTAATTAAAAATGTTGTCCCCGAATAACTCAGTGACCGCCTGTGAATAGGCACGTGTGGATATCTCATATGTGGTGCTCGACTCGTCGGTAGCGTCAATATGAAAACTGCCTACCATACGTAGGGCAGAGTTAAGGATATCCAACTTGTTTGCTTCTGTAGGCATAAAAAGAAAAGTAGCCTCCCCCGAATCACAGGGGAGGCTACAGACTAGATTAGGACTCTAGGCAGCGGATCTCACCAGTGACCTCACCCCACATACGAGATGCTTCAGCGCAAAGCTTGAAGTATACGTAAGGGATGTTCTTCTTGGAAGGAACGCGCCATACATCACCCTTAAGAGCTGTACCAACAGACATCTTAAGTGCTTTAGGAGTTGCAACGATAACACGACGCTCGTCGTTGTTAGCACCGTCGCTGCTAAGTCCAAGACGCTCAGTTTGGATGAAACGGAAGCCCATGAACGTAGTGACCGAACCTTCTGCAAGAGACTTGCGTACGGCGTAGTCAGAGTTGATGATCTCGTCGATTCCAAGGAGGTCGTTGAACTGAGTCGAAGTAAGGAAGCAGTTAACTACGTCGTCTTGACCGATAGCCTCAAGACGCAACATTGTGCGGCGAGCAGCTTTCAGTTTTTCAAGAGTAAGACCAAGAGGTGTAGCACCACCAGTTGGAGTACCGTCGTAGTTAGCACCAATGGAGAAACCTTCAGTGTTACCAGCAACGATGTCGATACCATTTTTCGCAGTAGATGCGTCATAGGTGTCGATGACTGGGTTAGCTTCATTCTTACTCAAGTTACCAAGTGTGATGTTGGTGTCACGAGTAGTAGATGCTGCACGAGAGAATGTAACAGTTGTTCCACCGCTACGACCTGTGTATGCTTCTCCGAAGAGTTTGTCGATGATGATATCGTCGATCTTACGCTTACCTGATGCAAGAAGTGCTTGTGTGTAAGCATTCATTGGATCTGTAAGTACGCGCTTGAGATCTTTCTCGTCGATGTACTTGCCAAGCTCGTAGTCTTTAAGACCGATGCGGCGGCGATCGTGAGAGATATCGCTGTTAGGATTGTCGCCATAACGAGTAGCGTCTTCGGTCATTGCTTCGGCAACACCGATGCGATCGAAATACTGGAACTCTTCGTTCTGGGACTCTTGCTCGAAATACGGCTGAAGTTTAGATTCAGTTTGCTGGAATGCTTGCTCGAAGCCAGCCTTGAATGATTCAACGTATGCGGTGTTCAGAGCGGCGGCGTTGCTGATTGCAGCAGCACCCGAACCGTTGTCTGACATGTATGATGGGTCTGAATAAGCCATGATATATAATAATTTAAGTTAAGTTAAGTAGAAGTTTGCTTTTCGATGAGCTACCCTTTCGGACTCTTCTAGTTATACGGAACCAACGGCTTTCTAAAGCTGATATTAGGACCTAAAAAAGGCTACCCCAATACTAGTGGGATAGCCTTGTTTAAAAGGGTTGTCAAGCTATTTTAGCCCGAAGGGTACATATTAGAGTACAACTTAGCCCGTTGATCTAGAACTTGCTGACGTTTTGTACGATCCGCCATGCTCAGTGAGGATGGATCTGACATAATTAAGCTTGCATTTACGGTGTCTAACTCCTGAATTGCAGACTTAATCCCATGTATATTCTCAGAAGCAAAGCCCGATGTCGGGTTATTCTGTGCCAACGGTAGCGCATCACCAGATACTTCAGCAATACGGTGGAATACCTTGAGAACGGCAGGGTGGTTTGCAATCACAGGGTCTGACTCAATCAGCTCCTTTAGCTCAGGAATCTCAGAGGATAGTGCCTCGTACGCCTGATTTGCTTCTGCCAGATTAGCGTCATACTTCTCACCCCACTCAAGCTGGACTGCCTGACGGTGCTCTGTGACGGCTTGCTCAGTTTGTTGAGCTGTGATCTCAGTGCCTTCAACTGCCATACCCATGTAACGCTCGTATAGCTGATCAAACTGTTGTTGATTTAGCCCCATCTCAGCGGAAAAATCCACAAGTTCCTGAAGAGTCTCTTCTGCAAGTTCAGGAGCTCCTTCAAATGAAAGCTCTTCTGCATCAGGAACGCTGTACTCGTTATCGGCAGGTCGCAGGTTGCTGTAAAAATCATCCCACTGTTCAGCACCCCAGTCTTCTTGAGGCGCTTGCAGACGCTTAGTGCCTAATGCACTTTGAGCATTTACAAGTTGATCGGCTAGAGCGTGAATCGATTTAGTATTCTTTAAGGTGTCATGCGCCTGAAGGTTTTCTGGCAATGACTGGAAAAACTGACCATATGAATCTTCTGATGCAAAATCAAAGGATGTTGGTTCAGTTGCGGGTTCAGAGGCTACCTGTTGGGTGTTACCACCGCCCAGACCTCCTGTTGGTTCTGTATCTTCTGACATATTATTTATTCTCCATCTCTATCTTGTTAATAAGTTCTTGTGGATCGTCTTGACCCAATAGAGTGAGAAAGCTCATAGCTAAACGTCTGCGTCCTTCACATTCGCGAAGCTTGGCTTCGTCAGAATGGAACACAGGTTTAGTTACGTGACATTCACGCAAAAGTACCTTAAAGAACCGCTTACCCTGCGGTGTCTCTATGATGTTAGTTAAATCTTCTTTAAGCTTCGCTTTTTCACGAAGCTTGGTCAGGGAATCTAGGACTCGCATATTAGATGTTTAACAGCTGACCCACACCTTCTGGGTCTAGTTGTTTAGCCTGCGCGATGTCTTTCATCGCACCTCCGATTTGCGGAGCAGCTGTTACGGCTTGCTGTTGTTGAATTTGCTCTTGTGCCACTCGTGATATCTCGGACACTTCTTCTTCGGTTTTGATAACTTCAGGGGAAATGTTACGATATTGTGCGTAACTAGCCAGCAGCTTCTGCTCGTTGACTGCATTCATGATCTCAGGTTTAACCTGTGCAAGTGGTGCGATGTCCTGCATGAATGCGCTGATATCTGAAAGTCGTGTAGCAAATTGAGACTGCGACGCAGGGCTGGAGTAAGATACCTCTAAGGATGCGCCAGCCAAACTTGCTGGTTTCTCTGGTAGTTCTCCAGCTCGGTCAAGAAGCTCAAACGTTGCCTCAATGGCAGGTCCGAGGTACTCGGTCTCCATGCGATTAAGTAGGGGAGCTAGTTGGTTGAGCATCTGCCCACGTACGTCTTGAATCTCTGTGACACTCTGACGTTCCTTCTTCTCTTGACGGATGATCTGGTCAACAAAGAATGAACGGTTAACAGAGTCACGATACATGCGGATCATCTCCATCACATATTGTGGTTGATTACCTGCCATGATAGGCGACGGCTTTTCACTGCCTGCCTCATGGAACATAATCTGACGAGAGCCGTACTTCATAGGAAGCATAATGCTGTCCTCTTCGGCTGTCAGTGTAGGGAAGTTCAAGTACTCAGCAGATGTCAAAGCCTCCTTGACCATCTTGTTGAGTGCGCGGATCTGTGACAGACACGAGAATGCAGGACCACGTCCGTACACTTCATCTGCAAGTTTAGACCAGCGAGGTACTAAGAATGTAAAATAGCTAGAGCCGCTTTCTTGTAGGGGCTCTTTTAAAGCAGGACACCAGTAAGTTACCTTGTAAGGTCGTCCCTTACCGACGCGGCTTCCCTTCTTGGCTGCCTTGTCGGTGTTTGGCTCAATCGTGTAGATCAGCTCGTACTTATTATGTACAGAGTTGTCCTTGTTGAAGCCTTGCATTCCTTCTACGTTCGGGAACGCCTGCATAAGCTGACGTGCTGTTTTGTAGCAACGGTAGTAGACGGTATCTACTGTGCCGTACTGGTCTGTGTCGAAAAACACATCTGCCAGTGGTCGAGAGCGAAAGTTAACAACGCCGTTAACTTCTGAGATCTGGACTGGAGACGTACCGTACGCCCCCACATCAAGAAAGCACTCGTGACTTGAACTGTAGAACTGAGACTGCGGTAACGCAAACTCGTGAAAAATGCGGTCAGCTACGCCTTGGAGATACTGTGTCTCTTCTGGCGTTACGTCAGCGTTAGCCCGATTAGTGATGCGAAGGTAAAACCAACGATCAGACTTCGGGATCAAGTTAGAGCTGAGCCCATTAGCAAACATCTGATTACACCACACAGCTGTATCATCGTACAGCTCCCGTGAACCATCCTCTTGCATAGGAGTATGCCCGTGGTCGAACTTATCAGAGTTCGGACGGACATACTTCTGAGCATCATAGAACATGCTGTCGAGGTTAGACCTCAACACCTTCAGCTCCGCGTATCGCTGCTGCAGTCTAACCATATAAGCTAGTGCCACCACCGAGTGCAGAACGTCCTGAGACTTTCTTCTTTGCAGCGGTTGCCCTACGAGGTAGTGCAGCCCTTGCGCCCATTAAACCTGTGGAAGTCACACGCGCAGAGGGTGCGGCTGCCTGCTTAACTGGTCTCCGTGCCAACGGCGTCGGAGGAGGGGGAGGCGCAGGAGGTGGTGGAGGAGGGGGTGGTTTCTTTGGTTTTGAGCCCATATCTTGATATACGTTTTAAAGTTTCCCAACCGAAAAATTTTTCTGAATTAGGATTATTCATCCTGTGGTATCTGTTAAACATGACCCTGTCAAGCGGAAACGGCGCAAGTTCAAAAAAGAGGGAAACTTTTTTAGAGGGGTCTCGGCTGGCGGCGTATGCAACCTTCCAGTACCGACCTTTCTCATCCTCAAGTACCTCCGCCATCAGCATGTAGGTTGGTGTGCTCCAGTAGTACCGTTCCGCTCCGTGCGGACAGTTGATGTAGTAGTCCTGTAACCACACGAACTCCTGTCCCTGTGTGTGGTAGAGAACAACAGCCTCGTCCATCAAGGACAGTCGGTAGTCTTTACCAACTGATGTTTGCAACTTGGTACTCATGCTTGATCTTCTTCTTGTCCAGCTTCGGCTGCTTGAGCCCAACCGCCAGCGTCCTGAAAGCGTCTGCTCCGTGAGAATTGGAATCATGGACAGGCGTTTTTCTAAACACACCGCGGGAGCTGTCAAACTCCTTGTGGTATCCCTTCAAAGCTTCGATACCTGCGTAGCAGTCTGTCTTTGAAAACCAACACTTCGGCAGAATGTTGCGGACGGCTTCGATGCCGTCAATGATCGACAGTTTCTTGACTGTCGTAAATTTCAAGCCAAGTCCTCTGGCTGTCTCTAGGCGTGACTTACCTGTTCCAAGTTCACGCACCTTGATGTCGTGCGGGGCATAATGCTTCCCGTACGTCACATCTTTCTGGACTGACCACTTGTGCAACTCACGTGCATAGTGCGGCAGACCTTCCCCGCTATTCTCGTAGTAGTTTACGATTCGTATCTCACTACGATATAGCTGGACAAACCAAATGGTTGTTGCGTCGTCCATCCCCAAGTCCCACGCCGTGTGCACTGGAAGCAGGGGATCGACCGCAATAGTATCAATGATCCTCTTGTCCCTGTACGCCTTGTTGATCTGCGCTCCGTAGTACGCCCCTTCGACTGGTGTCTTGAACGAACACATGTACTCCGACTGGAATCGGGCTTCGTTGTTCAGCTCGTTCCTCGCCTTGCGGAGTTCGTCGGGGGCAATCGCCTTCGTGTCCTTGACCGACAGGTGGCTGCTGTACCACGTACTGTCGGCTTTACCCTTCAGCAGGATCTTGTAGAAGTGATTCTCACCACGGGGTGTTCCGTTGAACAAAGCCCAGCCGCCGTTCTCTGCAAGGATGGGGTTAATCAACTGCCACGCCGACGGATCAGAGATGCTGTACTCAGAGAACACCACGCCGATGGGGTTCGCGCCCACCATTTTATCGGGGTCGTCAGAGCCCATGAGCTGGATGATCGAGCCATTCTTCAGGTGAATGCGCATCTCCTGCTCACTTTTCTTCTCGACTAGCTCCCTTGGGAAGTAGTCGATAAACTTCTTGCCCTCGCCAGTCATGCCGTTCCATACGATTCGGCGTGCCTGATTACCGTAGGGCAACACATACCAGTAAGTGCCAACACGCTGCAATGCCTTGATTGCAACAATGTTCACGCAGGTCAGATCCTTACCTGCACGACGATGCCAAGCGACTACCGCCCGTAGGCTCCGCTTCTTCTGAGACATGTATTTCAGTAGGGGGAGCTGGTACGGTCGCGGCTCCCACCCCTGTGCAGGGACACTAATATTCATCTATATCGTCGAGGTCATCTTCGTCTAGTTCACTCCACTCCCAGTCATCATCCATTGCCCCACCATCACTGATGAAGTTCTCGTGATACTTGACTGCTGAATTTAGTAGACCAGCTGCAGCATAAGGATCGCTGAAACGTACGTCGTACGCTAGGGGAGACTCATCGTCAGACGCTATGACTACATAGTGTCGGAAATGCTCTCCTAGTACGGCGACCGCCTGCTCAATTGGTTCAAGACTCATTCTTTTCTTCCTCACTTAGAAACTCACCATATCCTTCGTCATTGTCAAGCACTTCCGCGTCAACTGCGGTCGCTAGGTCAGCTTTTGCCACCTTACTGTAGTCCACAGTCATTATCTTCATCTCGCCTGTAATGTTCTGCTGGACATCCACGCTCTTGAGCTTGGGCTGTGTATAACTGGCAAGTTCTTTCCAA